CAGAGGTGGTATGATCAGAGGTGGCGGGTAATACTATACCGCCACCTAGGGGGTATAATGCCGGCCCGGAGGTCCGGAGAAAAACCCCTATATGACCACGGCAAGGAAATATACGGCCCAAAGAGAGACCCAGTCTTCGCGGAGAGCCCCAGAGAGCCCTGAGAGACCAGAGCCTCGAGAGGCGCTCATATATATTTATTCCTCAGTCGAGGCGGACACAGGAAGTGTCGGCGCCTCTCCTTGCGGAATAAAATATATGACACGGCGTAGCACACGCCTCCTTTCTTTTGCAGAGTATAAGGCCAAAAACATTGAAAGATAAATTGTTTATTAAGCATCAACATTGACCCTATCATAGAATTTGCAGTAGTAAGTGACCCTAACATGGGCATGAGTTCCAGTCGTCCCAGGAGATGTCCCGGAGCTAGGATAACATGTCCCTATCTGACCATAGGTGTGAACAGCAGGTCCTCCGTTAACAACACTAGAATAACTAGCTGGCTCTAACTCTAACTTACCCTCCAAGGACTTGATCGTTCTAAACATCTTGAGGGTCACAGGCCGTACATTCTTACCTCCTGAATATTGATATCGATAGACAACGTCCCTAGGATTCTCCTCCAAGAAGTCCTTAGTCACCCCCGTGACATGCCGGAAGTTATGATCCTCCATCATGATGTACACGAGAGCCGAATGTCCAGTATAGATGTCGAAGGTGACAACCATCTTACACGCGAAGACAATACAGTACTTGTACAATTGAGCAAGGACACTGTAGCCAGAACACGCAGTCAGAGAACTGCCTACGATTGGGTCGTATGCCGAATTAGTATACCAGTTGGTAAAGGAGTTCTTGTTGGTAAGTTCAACGGCGTAGGCCCAGATATCGGTAGCTCGAAGTTTGGTAAACAGGATTGGCGCAATGGGGTTCTTATACATAACGACGGATCCTCGGGGCATTCGTCTTCGGAAACCTCCCCTTGAAAGTCCTCTCCGTCCCCTTCGGAATACAATTCGCCTTCGCTTTGGAAACATTCGGCTTGACAGCCTAGATCGCATGCGCACTCGTCGTCCTCGTCCGGATAGTCCACGTCTTCTGATTCCGTATCTACGTCCATATGGCATCGTTTCATGAATTTAATTTAAGACAAAAAGAAAAAAGAATAGGGTAAAATGATTTATTGCATATGAATTACTTCTGTAATGCGTCTTGTCCACGCATTACGCTCTTCAGGGGTCAACAGATCTTCCCACCAGGATTCGTTCTCGTTGGGCATAGCATGTTTCTTCTGATATTGTTGATCGACAGGCCTATTGGCAGTAATCCAGACCTTAGTGTACTTAGCATAGACATGAGCCCCCTTGACCTCCATCTGGACAGGATGGCCGTCAATGTATTCAAGCATCCGAAGGAAGGGTATTTGGCCACGAAAGTCGTCGAAAAGGATGGCCTCTTGTCCATCATAGCCGTCCCACCACTTACCGTCGCCCTCAACCTTGTATAGCTTGGTAGGATCGTCAACAGAATCCCAGACAGCCCGTGTCTTACCGACACCCGCATCGCCCCAGATATAAGTGACGGTCATTGTCCGCCACTTAGGGGAATAGTCAAGAGCATGCCGGAGATTATCGATACCCTTGGCATACTTAATGACTGCAACAGGGAAATCCATAGCGAGCTGCCTCTTAGAGACCCCAGCATGGATAGCCTCAGAGACCCCATCGAGATCAGAGCGGTGACCAGCACCCTTAGGAGCCTCGCCGAGAGTCCAGGGTCCAGCAAGCTTAGTGGCAGACTTAGAGCAGTAGACGATGTTCTGAGCGACAGTGCCTAGCATCTTATCAACATGGATCGTAGAGGACTCGAAGTAGTCCTTAGCCTGTTGCATGGTCTTAAGAGCCTCAAAACATACGAACCCTTGTAGATGTATCTGACCAGTAGTAGGAGCTTTCTCAAGCTGATAATGAAGGTACTTAGTGTAACTACCTAACTCGATTGTAAGTGGCGGATTAGCAGTAAGCCATGAGACAGCCTGTTCCTCATCTGCGTTATAAGTAAAACACCAGTTCCTTGCTCGAGACATTTTGCTAAATTATGACGTAAGAAAAAATAACTGTATATAAAGGATGATTCCCCATATCCCCATTATGACGTCACTTATTCATTGAATACGATAGAGCCCAGTGAAGGAATGATCAGAGGTGGTATGATCAGAGGTGGCGGGTAATACTATACCGCCACCTAGGGGGTATAATGCCGGCCCGGAGGTCCGGAGAAAAACCCCTATATGACCACGGCAAGGAAATATACGGCCCAA